GCTACTACATCGCCAAGGGTGGTGGTCGCCTGTTCAAGTGGATGCCACCGCTGGCGAAGAAGCCCGGTGAGTGGCGAAAGATTGGCGTCGAGTCAGGCTGGGGCGTACAGGTCTGCAACGACATCAAGGACGCAGGCAAGCTGCCTGTCGATTTCGATTATTACGTCAGAGAAGTGGAGAAACTATGTCTCAGTTTGAAGTGACAATGGAAGAAAACGAAGCGTTTGACGCACTGGCTAAACAGGTTGCTGGCAACCATTACAAGGACTTGCCAATTCAACCAGTCGAGTTCATTCACGCCAACGCGATTGGCTACTTTGAGGGCAACGTGATCAAGTACGTTTCCCGCTGGCGCAAGAAGAACGGCATTGCCGATCTCGAGAAAGCCAAGCACTATATCGAGTTGCTGATTGAACTGGAGACACGCCGTGCTGGAAAAACAGATTGAGGCCAAGGTCTGCGACTACGCCAAGACCAAGGGCATGATGGTCTACAAATTCACCAGCCCCGCACGAGTCGCTGTACCTGACCGTCTGTTCATCCTGAACGGTCGGGTGTTCTTTATCGAGTTCAAGCGTGAGGGTCAGAAGGCCACGCCTGCGCAAGAGCGTGAGCACCACAGGCTGCGCCAACAGTCGATCAATGTGTTCGTGATCGACAACGTGGACGCAGGTAAAGAGTGCATCGACACCATGTGCGGCCTGATTGAGAACGGCATATGCTGAACGAATGGCGTGACATTGATGGCTTTGACATGTACGAAGTCAACGCACAAGGACAAGTGCGCCGTAAAGCGCAGATCCTTAAACCCGGAGCAATTCCAACTGGACATCTGACAGTCGGATTGTGTCGAGGTAAAGGAAAGCCAAAAAGCATGTATGTGCATCGACTGGTTGCACTTGCTTTTCTGAAGAACCCTGACAACAAACCGCTTGTGAATCACAAGAACGGAAACCCAAAAGACAATCGACTTGAGAATCTGGAGTGGGCGACATACTCTGAAAACATTGCTCACGGGTATCGAAGCAACGGGCGCAGAACACCGCAAGAACTCAAAGTAATTGCAGTTGACGATGCTGGTGAACTGGTAATGTCTTTTCGCAGTGGTGCAGACGCAGCCAAATTACTCGGTGTAACAACCGCTGCAATCTGGTCTGCTATTCGACGCAACGGTACGTGTGCCGGTTACCGATGGATTCGACATGTTGACACCTGACTTACTCCACGACTACCAAAAGAAAGCTGTCAACTTTCAATGCACTCATGCTAATTCAATGCTTTGGTTAGATATGGGATTGGGAAAGACAGTCATTACACTTACAAGTGTAGCTCATCTTGTTAAGACTGGGTTCTTGCGTGGCGTGATCATTGTTGCACCCATCCGAGTAATTCGTCTTGTGTGGCGTCAGGAAGCAGCCAAGTGGACGCAGACTGGTGGGCTGAAATTTAGTCTGGTGACAGGCACCAAAGATCAACGCACCCGGGCATTATTGCGCCCTGCGGACATTTATTTGGTGAACTATGACGTGCTCGGCTGGCTGGCCGAGACTCTCCAGACCTACTTTGTCAAGAAGGGTCGCCCTATGCCCTTCAACGGCATCGTGTGGGACGAAATCAGCAAGATGAAGAACAGCGCCACGAACCGGGTCAAGGCGTTTCGCAAGATCGCTGATCAGTTCGACTGGACCACGGGCTTGACAGGCACCCCTGCCAGCAACGGGTACAAAGACCTGCACGGTCAGTTTCTCGTGGTGGACAAGGGTGAGCGTCTGGGCACAAGCAAGACAGCGTTCCGCACCCGGTTTTACAAGAAGGTCGGACCCTACAAAGAGGTGGCCTACGAGGACACCGAGGACACCATCAAGAAGCTGATCGGCGACATTACTCTGGAGATGTCAGCCGAGGACTACAACCCGCTGCCTGACCTGATCGTCAACAACATCGAGATCGAGATGCCTGACGAGTTGAGGACCAAGTACGACAGGCTGGAGAAGGAATTTTTCATGGTGCTGGACAGCGGCAAAGAAGTCGAGGCGTTTAACCAAGCGGCTCTGACAAACAAGTGCTTGCAGTTCTCCAACGGAGCCATGTACCCCATCGCCGGGATGCCCCTGTGGGAGCCTGTGCATGACATGAAGCTGGACGCGCTGGAGGACATCATCGACGAGGCCCAAGGGTCGCCCATCCTGTGCGCCTATGCGTACCGGTCGGACGCCCAGAGGATCATGGAGAAGTTCAAAGACCTGCGGCCCATTAACCTGACCGAGTGCAAGACCGAAGCATCACTGACCAACGCCATGCACCGCTGGAAGACTGGCGACTGCCAACTCATGATCGGCCACCCGGCCAGCATGGGTCACGGCATCGACGGCTTGCAGAAGAACGGCCACATCCTCGTGTGGTATGGCCTCAACTGGTCGCTGGACCTGTACGAACAGTTCAATGCCCGTGTGCGCCGTCAGGGTCAAGGGGCACCGGTCATGTGCCACCGCATCCTGATGCAAGACACACTGGACCAAGCACAAGCACTGGCCCTCGACGAGAAGGCCACAACCCAAGCTGGGCTGCGTAACGCAGTCAAACAATACCGCCAATCCAAAGGAGTATGAACATGAGCACTGAAGCAATTGAACTCTGGCACAAACGTGCCCGCCCTGAACCCACCGCTGCCGACTTCAACGTGCAGCTTGGATGCCATTTCGAGGAGATCGAGGAGATGATGCGATCCATCGACACCAGCGATGACGAGTTGTGGCATGACGTGCGCTTGCAAGTGTTGACGCTGGCGAAGCTGCTCAAGATCAACGAACTCAAGGCCACCATCAATGACCGCAACGAGTTCCTTGACAGCATCGCAGATCAGGTGGTCACCGGCATCGGTGCGGCCTACTGCGCGGGCATGAGAGCAGCCGATGCGTGTGAGCGCGTGAACACCAGCAACTGGTCCAAGTTCGACCACAACGGTCAGCCCATCCGCGACAAGAACGGCAAGATCACCAAGGGTCCAAATTATCAGCCACCATTGCTTGACGGCCTCTACTGAAAGTGTGATACACTTGTTGCACATCAACCACTGGAGTAACTGTAATGATCAACGAACTTGTCAACTGGGTGAAGAACGCATACACCACACCAAGCGCCGAGGCACTGGCACTGCGCGAGTTGGAGGACAGCAAGCGCAGGCTGCTGGAGGCCCAGACAGCGCGTGAATATGCTGACAGCATGTGCAAGTACCGCGAGGCGCAGATCAAGCGCCTGACGGCCTATTTGCACAACGCAACAGATTCGCAATCATGACATGGCCCTTTCCTTCTCCCGGTGGCCCTGTGCCTTGGACTCAACAGCAGGAGTCCGAGTATCAGCGCCAGCAGCGCAGCCAGTTGCCGGAGGCACCGTGGTAAGACGCAAACCATCGACCCGAGTAAACGCTTTAGCTGCTGCGCACTTGCTGCGCGGCATCCAAGACGGCTGTCACACTTTGTACGAGTTGACCGAAATGTGCGGCCTCCAGTACCAGACGGTGCTGAAGTACTGCAACGCGCTTCACAAGTTGAAGGTGATTCACATCTGCGATTGGAGCGAGGATGTCCGAGGTGGTCGCACCCTTCGTGTTTACGCAATGGGGACAGCACCCGATGCACCCAAACCTCGACGACTCACCGGTAAGGAAATTTGCGCCCGGTATCGCGCCAAGCGCAAGCAGCTTCAGATGATTCAAAGGATGGCAGCATGAGAAAACGCAGCAAGTACAGACCAAAACCCGTGTTGCAGAATCCTCTTGGGTATGTCATTGAGTCTATGACCCCCGTGACCAAGCACGAGAACTTTCTGCTGGACCTCAAAATCAAGAACAGTGAGTCGATGGTGGCATTGATGCAAGGCCGCGCCAGCAAGGCCGATATGGATATCTTGATCGCCATGTCGAATGTCACCGAGGCGTTGCACCAGATGGGGTTTGGTGCCGAGTATCAGGATGTCTGCGTTGACGGGCGGTTTGCCATTCTGACGATTATTGACCGTGCCCGACAGCATGGTCGATTCACACCCACAGGGCCAGAGATTCAGACTCTGAACCTGCTCATGGAACTGCACGATGCCCAAATGGACGTAATCACCGTGCGTGACATCGAAAAGGCGCTGGCGCTGGTGAAGTTCAAAATTCAGTACGACAAAGACACAATCAAATTGGCAAAGGTGCCGGAGGCGACGACATGAACTGCTGCGATGATTACGGGAACTGCAACCAAGGGTCGAATTGCCCAGTGCGAGTTGCCAAAGTAAAACAGCGATACCCAAAGCATCCTGAAGGGAAATATCAGCCATACCTGAACCGACACCTCAAGGCGCTGGCTTATTGGATGCTGATGGCCGTGATCGGCCTGACCGTGTGGCCGGTGCTGATTTATTTGGTCTTGCGGGCGTAGAACAGGGTGCGGTCACCGAACAAGTAGAACCCAACGGCACCGGCAAAGTTGTCTACGGACTCGCTGTCGATGCTGTTGACCTTGAGGTACGCCCAAGTACCCAGCACAATGACCCCGACAGCAGGGCGCATCAAGCGCACAGCAGCCTCAACCCACGGGTATGAGGGGTTTGTGCCACCTGCATCATTCATCGCCTTGAACATGTTCAGATCGAGTTCGCGCATCTTGACGTACTCGTCCACGTTGACCGGTTTGTAGGTGTCGGTCTGGATGAACCGACCAATCAAGGATTTCCCTAAGTCAACGGCCAACGGGCCAAGGGCTGCGAGGATGGTCAACGGGTCCATTATGGGTACTCCTTGCGGGGCAGTTGAAAGTGTGGACCGTCTTTGAACTTTGTCCAGTTACCGCCCCATTCGACTGGAACACCGACCAGCTTGGATGCTTCTTGCATGGCGGCGTTGATTTTGTGATACAGCGGCCACGACCAGTCAACCTGATCATCGACCCACGCGCCCAGATCAACAGCTTTGGCAAACCCATCGGCACCGGGGATGTGGCGCGAGTTCATGGTTTGACTGGCCCCTGACTCGACCAGCTTTTTCTGACGGATTGGATCGCGGACACCTTCGAGTACGGTGAAGTCCACGGTAGTCAGTTGGATGGCCTTTTCGACCACCTTGACCAGATCGGGGTGTACGCCCTTGAGCCGCGCTTTAGATCGGACACCAAGGCTGTACATCTCAGTGACCCTTGATCCAACTTAGGGCAAACCCTATGGCGCTGGAGATGAATGAAACAAAGGCCATTCCGGCCCAGAATCCACCGCGCCCTTGGTTGGCAAGGGCCACAAGGTGCTCGACATGGCTTTCCATCTTGTCGATCTTGGCACTCATTTCGTCGAAGCGGCGCTCGTAATTCTGAACGCGCTCCCACAAAACGCCGTACTTTACTGGGTCAATCTCAGCCATGTCTACTGCTTCCATGATGAAGGGTGCCTGTATTTTAACGAACGAATTCGTTTTCAACAAAACGCTCGGGTGCCAGCATGTTGACACCGGCAGCGGTTGTGCCTGTGACACCGGCGCGAGTCGGCGCACCCCACTTTGCCGGGTCAGCCATGATCTGCAAAACACGGTTGCGCTCGGCAGCAGGCAGTGACTCCAGCAACTGCGCAGCACCTTCGGGTGTCTTCAGGGCTTCGGTCAAGGTTGCCATTGTCTTGGTGCCGATCTTGGTTTCCAAGATGTTCAACGCCTTGTTGGTCGTCGCGGCCACGGCACTCAGGTAGGACGGCAGACGGAACTTGCTCATGTTCTGGAGCAGCAGTTCCTTCAGGGCCACCTGACCACCCTCGACCTGAGACTTGATGTTGGCGTTGCGAATGACCTTTGCAGCCTCGTTTTCTAGCGGTGCCAGTGTGTTCTCGGCCAACTCGACAGCAATGTTGTACTTGCCCGGGCCGAGAATCTTTTCCACGGCTTCTGGGGACTCGTTCTGCACGAGGCGCACAAAGGCGTTCTTGTCGGTCTTGAACAGACGCAGGGCTTCGCCGGTCAACTGCTTCTCGGCAATCTTCTGGGACATCTGCGCGTGTTGCTTGAGGTAGTCGCGGTAGCCTGCGCCACCTGCTGCCTCGATGGCATCGTCAATCACCGGCTTCACACGGCTCAGAACACCGGCTGCGAGGTTGCGCTGGCTGGTGGCGTCCATGCCCGGGCGAAGCTGCTGGATCGCGGCATTGACCGAGTTCTTGCGAATGGCATCAAGGGCGCGGGCGTCGATGACGCCGCCACTGCTGGTCCACTTGGCGATGTCGTCGCTGACGTTGCGCATCGCACCCAGCAGCACATCGTTGCCAGCAAACTCGGGGTTTTTCGCCACGGCCTTGAGGCTGCGCACCAGTGGCTCACCTTCGAGGGGCTTGATGCCCACGGAGCGCAGAGCACCGGCGGCCTGATCGGCAAACCGGGCACCTTGGCCCAGATCAAGTGATGCGTCAGCGGCCTTGTTGGCCCAGTCGCCAAAGGCTTTCTCGGCCAACTCGCCCGAGTAGGTGTACTTGGTCAAGCCAACAGGCAGGTCACGTTTGATCAGGTTCAGACGGGCACTGGCGTTGGCAATGTCGCCCAGTTCCATGAGGCGGCGAACCTCTTGCACCTTGGCAGCAGCTTGCTCACCGAGGTCAGCAGACAGACCTTCCAGACGGGCGACTTCTTTGCCGAGGTTGGCACGAGTGAGTGCGCTTTCTCGCATGGGGCTGGTGATGCTGCGGGCAGCTTCCTTGGCACCTTCTGTGGTGGCCCGGACATCGGCGGCTGTTTTGCCACCGGCCAGCTTGGACAGGGCGTTGAGCGACACATCGCCTTGGGACTTCTCCAACGCCGACAGGAAGCGCGGATCGCGGGCCGTGGCTCGGTCGATCAGGGCTTGGAATGTGGGGCTGTTGATGTCGGCTGCGGCCTGCGCTGCGCTCATGCCTTTGCCCTGTCCTGCCTTGAGAGCGTTGAGCACTTCGGGCAAGTCTGGGCCGAGGGCGTTGCGGGCGATGTCAGCCGCCTTGTTCTTGGGAATCTGGCGCAGGTCGGCCAGTTTGCCCACACCCTTGGCAATCAGCGGGCCAGCCACACGGCCACCAGCTTCAAAGGTTGCACCCTCAAGCACGTTGCGCACGGGTTCTACGACTTGGGCAGCACCCTGACGAGGGGCTTTCACACCCATCGCCACATCGGCCAGTTCCAAACCTTCCTTGGCAATACCGTAACCCAGACCAGCACCGCCTACGATACCAGCCGGACCCATTGGTGTGCCCAGCAGACCACCACCAATTGCACCACCAGCTTCGAGAAGCGGGGCGACAAAGGGACGCGCTGCCTGATAGACACGCTGACCGGTGCTCAGTTCTTGGCGGGCACCGGGCATACCCTCGGACGCAGCCGTGCGGGGGCGCAGCGACTCAGGCAGTTCCGGCGCTGCTGGCGCTGCTGCCGTCAACACGCCAAACTTCTGACGAATTGCGTCCTGTGTTGCAGGATTGGCTTTTGTGAAGTTCGGGTCTTGTGCCGAGAACTTGTCAAAGATCGCCTGCTTTGTTGCTTCATTGGCGTTGACGTAGTTCGGGTCGGTAAGGATGGAGGCCAAATTCGCCATGTGCTTTCCTTACTTGAGCAGTGGGTTGCTTGTGTCAACTGCGCCACCACCGGCACGAGAAGCGCGAGATTGAGCGTTTGTCACACCCTTGCGGATCACGTCTTGCAGGTCCATCGCGGCGCGGATAAATTCCTTCTCATCGGTCGAGGTGGACATCCGGTTGATGGCGTCCGTACCCTTCTGACCTTCTTTTTCCGTGATGGCACCGCCGCCCTTAAGCGACTCGAAGGCTTCAAGGAACGAAGCACCCTTGATCTGGTCAAAGCGGGACATAAAGCCAGCGGCATCGGTGCCGGGAATGAACCGTGCGCCGGGGAGCCATGTGGCACCCACGGCGTTTTGGAAACCGGGGTGAGTCTTTTCACCTTTGAGCAGTTGGCCGGTTTTGGAGTCACGCTTGCCGATCAACTCGTCGATCAGGCGCATACCTTCCTCGGCACGACCGATGACCTTCGGCAACGCCTGCATTGCGGCCACATCACCCTTGGCGATTGCTTCACCAACGGCTCTTGCACCACCCATGCGCTGCTGAAACGCTGGGTCAGCATCCCGACGAGCGTTCTCCTCAAGCACGGCAACACGGCGACCCTCAAGGCCGATGCGCTTGCCTTCGTTCTTGATGCGTTCTTCTTCGCCGGGGGCCATCGTCTTGGTCTGAGTGCCGATGGTTTTTAGTTCACCTGTCAGTGGCTGGAACGTGCGCGACACAACCTGACCACCCACATCCGTGGTGGACAACTGCGGTTTGTTCATTTCCATGAATTTCTCGGTGCCCAGCTTGGACTCATTAATCAGGCGGTTCAGACCACCGGGGGTCTGCAACAACTGCTGAATGCGCTGCATCGACTGGTCCACCGTGATACCACGGGCTTCCAGTGCTTTGCCGATCACGGGATCAGCATGGTTGGCCCTGTGCCACTGCATGTACGCCTCGGCAGCACCGGGCGATGTGGGGTCAAGTGTTTCAAGGAACTGGCGCGACTGCTTCAACTTGCTGTCAAGTAGGTCGGCCTGACCTTTTTGTTGCGCTGTGCGGGCAGTTTGCAGTTCAAGCAGACCCTTTTCTACAGCGGGCAGCTTGGAGCCAAAGCCACCGGTTGCAAGCGAACCGCGCAGCTTGTTGATGTCTGTCTCACCAGTCTGCGGGTTGTACGCCTCGGCGTAAGCGCGGTTCAGCGCATTGGTCGATTCTTGCTCACGCTGGAAATTCTGCATCTGCAACTGAGCCAGTTGGTTCTGCTGTTGTGCGCCTTGGATCGCGGCCACACGACCGTACTGAGCCAATGGGTCTTGCAGTTCGATGCCTTTGACGGCCAGTGCGATGTTTGGGTTGATGGGCATGATGACTCCTTACAGGCGACCGCCGCCAAGCGAGTAATCGACTGGTGCCATTTGAGTGGTTTGGTAAGAGTAACTCGGCGCAGCCGTGGGCTGCGGAGCCAGTCGATTCATCATCTGCTGACCCTGATAGTAGTTCAAACCAGTGTTCAAAGCACCAGTCAGCGCGTTGGCACCACCCACGTAACCCGATGCCCGAGCAGCGGCACCACTCATCTGGGTTTCACCAATGTTTTGGGCAGCCTGCATACCAGCTTGACCGATCTGCTGTGCTGTGGTTTGACCCACACCGGCCAGTGATTGCAGCGGTTGGAGTCGGGCAGCACGTTCAGTCTGGTACCGGTTAAATGCGTTCATGTACTCTTGCGATCCGAGGTCTTGACCGAATCGCTGAATGCCTTTGAGAGTGGCACCAGACAGCAAGCCACCACGAGCAGCAGCGGATCGCTCCAGACCTTTCATGCCCTCCGACATGCGGAACGAATAGCCCGGATCGGCTTGAAACTGAGCCATGCCGAAGTTTTGGTAGTCAGTCAGCGGAATCAGTTTATTAAGTGCCTGTTCACCAGCTTTGCGCCACGGTTCGGACAGTTCAACCTGTCGTTCAAACATGCGCTCTTGCCCTTCGGCAGCACGATCAGCAGCAGCAGCCTGTGTGGATGCGGCACTTTTTGATGCGCTACCGCCGATTAACGCACTGCCAACTACGGCACCAGCTACCCAAAATGTCATGGTGACACCTCAATTTGTTTGTTCTTGACCGTGTTGCCCAAAGCATACATCGAATCGGGTTCCACCTCAACCAACTCGGCCTCAGCGTCCTCGACCGTTGTCGCCTCGATGGTGTGAAACGTCATGCAAAGCGCGTCAGTGATTGCGTACACCGCCCGCTTTGTCCCGGGTTTGCTCTGAAACAGATGAGGCCCGGTGACCTCTTGCACATTACCCTCGCCGTCCGTGATTGCCACGGTGCCTGACACGATGAGGTACAGATGCTCTTTTTTGTGGATTGCCCCGACCACCAACACGCCAGCGTGACGAAACACCTCGCGGCAATACATACCACCGTGAAAATAGTGCTTTGTCTCAGGCTCGTACTGTGGCAGTTTTGACAGTTCCTGCTGGAGCGATTCTACCTTTTGCCGCATCATTTGAGGCGGCGCAACGGCGAACCCTTCTCCATAAGTCACTGTCATGTTCACTGAGTTACCTCACGGCCACTGACGCGCATGTTGATGGCGCTGGCGGTTCCAGCGATTGTACTGATGAAGTCGCCGGGATTCAAAACCTGTCCGACCAATTCGGGAAACGTGTAGACCTCGGACGGCTGAAGCGTCTTGGTCTTGGTGATCAAGTTGCTGTTGCCAGCAGACCCGGCAGTCGTGACCAAGTTGACCGAAATCGTAGCAGCCGTGGCGCTGTAATTGGTCGCTGTAAACTTGTCGATGATCGCAGTCACGTTGTTGGCCGTGTACTGGGTGGTCTGGGTGTTCTCGACCGTTTTGGCCGGAACGATGTTTTTGACGATGACAGTCATTCGGGTTTCTCCTTATTCCAATTCCAACGAATTGTTAGAATCGTATTTCGTCATTATCCAACTTGTGCCGTCAGACACCAAGGTGGCGTTGGCACCGGCCACTGCTTGCAGAATCGCCGTACCAGCAGCACCACCTGCTAGCGGCACCACATTACTCGAAGCTGACACGAGTGTCTGCGCTTGGTAGTTCTGGAAGTGCAGAACCCGGCCAGTGCTGGCGCTGGGGGTCGGCAGCGTCACGGTGCAGGACGAACCTGACTTGTTGTTGATCAGCCATGTCTCACCAGCGGCCACAGTGAAGTTGGCCGTCTTGGTGACCGGGGCCGATGCGGTCCCTGCAACCACAGACGATGCGGGGACGTTTTCCCAGCGGGCCTGCACCGAGTCGTACTGGAGCAAGTCACCATTGGCAAGCCCGGTGATCTCGACGTTGGAGTCCGTTGCACCCAAAGCCGACCCAAATGTGGGCCTGACGAACAAGATGCCGTTGCTGGCCGCATGGACCACAGACGCCACGATGACT